CAATGAGATATGCGTCACAGGAAGGATTTTTGCAGTCTGCTGAATTTCATTCATTGTAAGTTGGATGAGCTGCCTTGCAGACGGAGTAATCCATCCTTCAGGGCGTTTACGGTTGGCAAATTTGCCTTCCTTGCCTCGTATGACCTTATGAATTACTGATTCAGTTGCTGTCGGATAGGAAATCTGAACTGATTTACATTGATGCTTTGTGCGGACAGCATCATCTTCACCATTCTGAATAGAATTGCCATCGTGATTAGCACGACGCTGCTTGTTCTGTCTGTGATGACGACGACGTTCCCTGCGGTAACATGACCTGTCCTGCATCTGTTTCTTGATAGACTTGTTATTTGTCTTGACATTAGCGAGATATACATTTCTACCATCTTCCAAAGAAGCAGCATCACCGATATTCTCACGTCCTGTGTCGATACCTTCATGAACAGGCTGTGTGTAATGAGTAGAATCATATTTCAGCCTGATTGTAAAAGGATTGTTGGATATAGCAACAGCTTTGCCTTCTTTAAGAAGTTTCCTCACATGACCAAACCTTGTGGTTGGCATGAGGGGTTTACCATGCTTATCCACTATGTAAACATATTTCATAGTGATTTTCCTTTCGAAAATAATTCATCCGCAGATGGATGTTACTGTATAGTCTGATAAGCTATACCTGTACTCGTTACATCAGCACAACCTGAAGCAGTTTGACTACAAGCTGTACAAGACCTGTAGGTGCAGTCATGCTGTTATCTCGTAATTGTTACGAGAAAAATAACGTGTCAATGGTTCGAAAGTCAGGTATCTGAGGTGGAAAAAATCCATCTCAAATCCTTAACTTAATGCCATTGGGTACTACCAAAACTCTTCAACTCACTTTTGCCATGACTTGATATATGCTTCTCCAATACAAATTGAATCAGCTTCATCATCTGTTACATCTAAATTATACTTTTCCAAAACATAGGTTTTACTCATTTGTTTGAGTTCTTTTGTTGTCTTTTTCCCTTGAATAAAACCTATCAACTTTCTCCACTCACTCGGAAGCATTAAATGATACTCTGCATCTCTTTCAAGGCAGCACATAATAATCGCTCCCTGAAGGCGTGTAAGCCATTTATATGTCATCATATTTATCGAAGCAAAGGTATCCTCGATAACAACAATATCCGGGGAATATTTTTTAAAAAGGCTATTTAATGTTTTAATTATTTCTTCCGTTCTATCTTCTGTTTCTAAAGATTTCTTTGGCTTGATTAAGAAATGTTTTTTATAAACAGCGTTTTCAAAATAAGCCACTCCTGTAGCGACTGTTGATAGGTCGATAGATATTAATTTACACTTCATTCACTAATCCTCGTCATATCCGCTTGCTGAACAATCATACGCATACGGACACTCGTTACAATTCTGTTCTTCGTAATTCCCGGTTTCCCAACAAATATCAAATTCATCTTTCATATTAGATTTCCCCTAACATTTTAAGTTCTTCATCATTCTTAATTTTAATAGTTACGGCTCTTGAAATAGCATTGTACTGTTGTTTGATAGCATCGCAAAAGCTTGAAATAATTTCTTTCTTATCTACAAGATCCTCGTATTCTTCTTTCGAGAGAGTTCTTTTAGCATCTCTTGTTCTGATTCTTGCGTAAGCGTAAAGACCACACATATAAGAATAAAATGATGAAAGTTTAATAAGTAACCTTCCGGCTTCTTGCATAGCCCTATAGTCGATAATTTCTTCCGGCATTGCCACCAGAAAGTTTGTTGCTAAATAATCTAATAATTGTTCTTTGTCTATACTAAGTATATTTTTGTTAATATCCATAAAAACACTCCTTTTTAGATTATTTATATCAAAGGTCAACATTTACATCTATTTCACTTGTGGTTTAAGACATTTTCTCAATATGGCTTTCTACAAACTCGGTTGCAGTTTCTTTACTGAGTCCGATTGCTTCCGCTAATAACTCAATTCGTTTTTCCTTTTCTAAATCCATTAAGAAGAGGACGTATAACGCTCCGTCAATCTTGCCGTTTGTATAGCCTAGCCAGTACTCTCGATCCATTACTTTTTGAACTTCTTTTTCCATTTCTGATTTATCCATAAAACACCTACTCTTCCGACTTGTCTGTAGAATCTTCCTTGCAGAATTCTTTTATATAAGCTTTTCGTCTGGCTATAATATATAATATAGTTAACACAATAATAATTATGGCAAAGATAGAAGTTCCTATAATACCGTATTTCCCAATCTTAAATAAAGTCATATTAACATCAGTAATACCTTTACTCCATAATTTATAAAACAAAAGATAAAGTCCTGAGAATAAAGCTAAATAAAAAATGACTGCTCTTATATCATATTTTCTTTGAAGCCTTAAATATTCTTCTTCTGAGTGAATTTCGTTTTTTTCTTTTAACATAATAATCGCTCCTTTAGTTTTTATGATATTGTATCATAAAATTTTGAGAGATTTTTACTTAGGTGGTGGGTAGTTCACATTTTGACATAGGCTTCCCTCTCTTTCTTAAACTCTTCTGTTTTATCATATCCGCAACCAAACATTTCCGGACAAAAGCCTCTGTAAACACATTCTTTTACCATACATGATGCAAGCTCCGGCTCAACTTTTTTAACTTCGTCTTTTACAAGCTGCCAAGCTTCTCGTGTTTCTTTACTTGCTTGAGCGCAAAGACGCTTTCTGGAAATATTAATAAGGGCCTGACCATCCGCCTCGCATTCGTGAGAAACTAAGGCTCCCTGCGGAAGTTCATTTCTGTCAATTCCTGTACGATCCGTTCTTTGAGTTTTTACAAAATGCTCGATACCTATTTTGTGCCTTACAATATGAACCGATACCCAATATGGAATGTCTTTCCATCTCCAAGAAAATTTTAGTTTTCTGATTGGTGAATGTTCAGACTGGATTAGCTGCCTTTTCCATTTAGAGTCCGGATATTTTCCCGTATTTAAACCAATAGTATTCATCGTGGCATCTTTAATATCCTGCCAGTTATCATCGTGTTTAAATCTGTCAATATACACAATTACACCTCTTTAAATAAATATTAATCCAGTAGATAAACATACTACTGTTACGATATTGCATATTTTTATCAGCCCAACTTTATTGTAAAGCCTTGCGAATGTCGCTATAAGAAAGAAAATGAATGAAACTATAATAAAAGATAATCCAAACATTTTATCACTTCCTTTAATCCGGCGGGTAGGGATTTAGCACCCTACATGATCGGTTTCTAACTGGGGCAACAGTAACGAGTATGTCCGTACTTGTATCGATCGTCAGCTCACTATGTCTACCCATTCCATCACCGCCGGGTTTAATTTATTTTTTCTTTTTAGTTTCCGGCTTTACTTCGTCACTATTATAGCTGCGGCCATTTTTGAAACTTCGTTATTTCCTTCAAGACCGGTAAGGTCTGAAACTGTATCAAAAGTCTATTTCGTTCTTTTTTCTTTAGAATTAATTTCGTTTATAAACTCCCTGAGTAATCAAATTACGCCCTTAATTGCGCCCAGTCTACCCGTATAGTGATAGCTGAATCTGTCGATTAAACTCATTTAACACTTCCACGAAATTTAGGGTTTTCTGTCGGAATCCTGCCCTAAAAGTTTTTTAACATCACCAATTAAGACTTCCGAGTGACTTAATCGGTAATACGCTAGACAGTTTGCGTATTTGTCTTAGGAAGAGAACCTACACTTTATTTTGATGTAAGTAATACTTTTTTATTAATATCATCAATACTGATCCTGTAACCACTTAAATCAACATTGGATATTTCTTCGATTTCTGTGCCGTTAGCATAGATTTCATATCCATTAACGGTTGCCGCATAGGCTTTGTCTGTATTGTTTTCTTCATCTTTAACCACCCAGATAAAAAATGGCATTAAAGCTCCAAGAAATATCATTATCCCTGTAAGAAATAACCCACCTGCGTTGTCAAATTTATTCCATATAACTATACCGGCAATTATTCCTACGCCAATAATAACGAAACATAAAATAAATATCATATATGTATCCATTATTTATCCTCCTTACATTCCCAATTCGAGTTTAATCACATTTACCATTGTATTTAATTGTTCTTCTTGAAAAGGTAATGCGTTAAACGTCATGTGTTTTTTTGAAGCATCTAATAAGATAAAATTCTCAGCTAATGAACCAAGCTTTATTCCTTCACTATTTAAGAAATATTTTAAATCCGGAAACAATAAACAACTTCCGGAAATAGTTAATTTATCTTCATCTAAAAAAATCTCATAATCTTCTTCAATTGTTCCAAGTGAAAAATTATCCATTATGTCATTAAGTAATAAAAGAATATATCTTAATGTAAAAATGTTTTGACCACTTTGTACGATTTTTCTGTTTTTTCTGTTTCTCTCAAAGAAACCTACTTCTGTATATAAAGACGAAAAAGCATTCATTTTCTTTTGAATACTTATAATAATCTTTAATACATCAAGTCTTTGATTGTCTGTTATTGTTCGTAAATATTTCATTAATAAAACCTCGATTTTTCATTTCCGAATTAATATCTTCCTGTATTTTTTCAATAGATACCGGTGTACAATCATGCGCATCTGCCGCTACATTATACATATATGGTTTATCTTCATAAAATTTAGCTTTACTGTGAGTATGACCAAACAAATTAAAAACACATTTTTGCGGATTCTTCGCAGTTAAATCTGCAGTAAATGTTGGATAATGACTTAAAAAATACTTTCTGTGGTTATATTCAATCTGTAACGCCCATGCCATTTCAACAATTTTAGAACATTCCCTATATAATTTAAGTTTTGCAGGCGCATCGTGATTGCCAATAATTAAATGTATTTTTCCATTCAGCCTTTCCAATATTATTTTAATAAAATTCATGTCTGTTCCTAAAAAGAAATCTCCAAGCATATAAATATCATCATTTGGAGTTACTGTTTTATTCCAATTTTTTATTTCTGTTGCATTCATTTCTAACACATTTTTAAATCCTCGTGGTTTATAAACAAACTCTTTGTTGTGTCCAAAATGTGTATCACTAATCAAATAAATCATTATTACAACCTCGTTAATTTTATTTGTTTAATTTGAATAAATGGGTTACTAATAACATAATCCCTGCAAACACAAGAGTTGTTATTGCTGACACTAATTCAATCATTGTATTCATTTTAATCACCTTGTCTTATTCTTCCACCTATTAAGGCTCTTTCTATATCCCCCTCTGTTTTAGCTAAAATTATTTCGTCTTTACATCTATTGTCATAACAAAGATCATAAGCGATATTTAAAGCCGTTTTTCTTTGGTTGGATAATTTCCCTTTAATCTTTATAGCATCAGATTTATATGTTCTGAAAGTATTTCGTTTTACTTCTGCTTTTACCATAAATCCTGCAGGAATGAATTTCCCGGTTTTATCTCTCTTGCAAAATAAGTATTTAATGCACTTATTATCACAAATTTCCGGGTTATTTACTGTATCTAAATCTTCTATCGTTAAGCTATATTCATTACAAACCACTACGGTACCCTTTCTTATATGATTTCTACAAAAATCTTTTTGAGATTCATTATTTCTTTCTTTTGACTTTCTGTTTTTACAAAAGCCAAGATACTTAAATTTTTTTCGTCTTTGGTTGAATACGAGGAAGTTAAAATAAATTTAATTCCCATATTCTTTAATTTCTCTTTTAATTCCAAAACATCATCTACGTTCTTCGATGTTATTATGAGCGTTTCATTTATATGAGTGAATTTCTTGTTAATTAAGAGTCCAAGAAATGTGCCTATGCCGTAGAAAATACTGATTACTATAAAAGTAATAGTATTTCTTTCTACAATGGCTTTGGAAACGAAAATATAATAAACAATATTTTCTGCTGCACAAAACAACCCGGATAATAACATTTGTTTCTTTATGATAAATATATTTTTAAACGTAGATATAATGGTTTGAAGTATACAAAATATTCCAATCATCTTTCATAATAATCTACGGATTGGAAACCCGCTATTTTAATGGTGGGAGGAAATCCGTCCAGCCATTAGGCTGGTCTCCTTTCTACTAAATAACTGTTTTGTGATTCTATGTATTTTAGTTTTTTACAACTAATTGAACCTTTATTAACTTTAGTGCCGTTAAGTGTTCTTATGTCAAAGAAACCGCTTTGTCTTCTACTAAATATAATGTACTCTTTTCTTTGGTAAGATACTTTGTCGAATAATCTAAAACCTTTTACTTCGTAAGGTGCTTGATTAAGTTTGCGAATACCACCTTTATTGATAGTGCATTTATGTATTTGCCTATTATGGCATCTCACCTTTTTATAATAAAAGACTTCGTTGTTAGCTTTAGCTTTTGGGTTATCGCTAATACATCTTGCATCTATATAGTGTGCTTTAGGTAGTTTATTTTCTATGCGGGTATTCTTTGCAATATATCCAAAGGTAAGTTTTACATCTGAATATTGTTCCTTTAACTTGTTGTAAAAAGCCCAGCGCATAACGCCCATAAATATAGCGTCATTAAATTTCATGCCTCTTTTAATTATTTTAGGTAATTCAATCTTTCCTTGATGAAATTCTTTGTGGCAAGTTTCACATAAAGTAATTAAATTATTAGGGGCATTGCCACCTGTCTTACGACTTTCTATGTGGTGTACATTAAGGATTTTATCTTTAGATTTACCCTTGCAGCATTGACACACATGGCCATCACGGGATAATACATACTCCCGCACATTCCAGAAATCTAATTGTTCGCCTTGCTGATAACCTACTCCTTTGATATTAGGATTTTTAATCTTCTGTATATCAAAAGAAGCAACTTCTACTATGATATTTGAGATAGGTAGTATTTTATGTACTTTATTTACCATAGTTAAATGTGTATTGATTTTATTATGTATGCTTGGTGCAAGCCACTTATCACTACGCTTACGATTATTGAACCGTGGTTTACGATAACGGGTTTTTCGGTTACGTCTTGAACGTCTTAATTCTCTACGAGTAGAAAGCAAATCTACTATATCGTTTCGTAGTTCTACATCAGCTTCAAATAACACTTTTTCTTTAGTTGTTGCTGACAAGCCAATATGTTTACTACCACTGTCTACACCTAAAGTAATATCCTGCGTATAATTCGTGCTATCATACATAAGCTGTATTGTAAACGGACACCTTTTTACGACTTTAGCTTTGTCAGATTTTAATAATCTTCTTACTTTACCGTACCTACTTGTAGGCATAAGTGCTTGTCCGTCTTTATTTAGTACATATACCATAGCAAGTACTCCTTTTAATGATTTAATATGTTTTATGCTATAAGCCAGTACATATTGAACTGTAATTCGTACCATCGCCAATGTTAATGAAAGGTTTTATATATCTGCAACACTATTCCTACCCAACAGAATTGTTTAATCACAGACCTCAGAGCTACAAACTTGGTACTACATTTGTAGGTGACTATATATTCTTCCTTAACGTAGTCATTTAAGACTTAGGCTATTCAGCCAGATTGTAAATTCAGTTCAAACCTACAATCCCACTACTTTAGTGGTGGGTTACTGAAATATCTACTCCTTCTTTTTTTTAAAACTAGCCTGCTTGAAAAACAAGAAACTTCTGTAGGCTACAAGTTTGAAAATAATGATATGGTTAAAAACTTCACCACTAAATATGGCTAACAGCCCCTGCGGGATTTGAACCCGACATTACCACCTTGAAAGGGTGGTGTCCTAACCTACTAGACCAAGGGGCCATATATTCTTTTTTTGCAGCCATCTCAAAGAGACGTTTAACAACCTAAATTGCTAAGTACAGCCCCAAGGAGTCGGACCTTGTGTACTGGCTTATAAGGCCAGCCCTCAATACCGTCGAGGACGAGCTGCGCAGGACTGCTGTTTACAGTCCATTTATTTTTTAGAAAGGGGGGGTAAATATAAAAAAATTTGCAAACGAACCTAGTGGGATTTGGACCCAACATTTTCTGGAAGACAAGCCGGCCAATTAAACCCCCAATCTATAAAGGCAAATCTTTACCTGCTTTATAA